CTGTTGATTATTATTAAATCATATCAACAGGAACCGGATCCCATGTGTAGCGCAGCCTTAACTGGCCAGCTCCACGCAGTGAGATACGTCCGGATGTACTACTCCGTTCGGCCGAATGAATTATACCGGCCAAACCCTTCACCGTCTCGGTATGTGCACAAAAAGCAAGATGCACACACGGCATGACGTAACGTTGCAACTGTTCGTCATATACGCTACGATTTGGTAGAAGTGCAGGGGGCGACCATAAGCCGCCCTCGACACCGGGTGGGGCCCTTAGGCCGTCGCGAAGACGGCTTGGAACCCTGTCCACCAAATATAAAGAGGCAAACCGATAACGATCATCAGCAAAGGTGGTGTTAAAGCCACCAGCACTGACTTCGTATAACCGGTTATGAGCCTCAAGTAGCTTCGCCGCATCTGAGATAGACTCCGTTAAGTAAAGAGGACGTACAGCTACACCTGAAAAGTAGTCAGCTCCGCAACTTTCCCTAAAGGGATGGAGTGTAAAGAACGACTTTTTATGGTTAACTCGAAACCCAAAGGCTTCAAGGGTCAGGAAAAGGGGCGGAACAACATCTGTTGTACAAATGATGTCGTCCCCATAAACCTTAACCAGATGTTCGTCGATTGGTAAACCGACAACATCGTACGTCGCGTGCACAAGCGCCAAGAATATCAGCGTCTCAAGCTCGAACGTAAAACCATTCCCCATAGAGGAGAACTTTTCATAGACTAATTCCGAACCATCAGGCATTAATCCGCTCGGTGCTCTGAGCAAATTTAACCAGTAAAACCAGTCCGGGGGTAACAACGTCTCGACTACGCGGTAAGCAACAGTGTCACTGGCCGCGGAAAGATCGATTGTTGAAATTAGCCAAGGGTGTATTGAACCAAGTTTAGCGAGTTCGCGGTGAATTGCTTGCCCGTGCTCAAGGTCTATCCCCACACGTCTAAGTCGCCGTCGAATCGATTGTCCAGTCCCAAGCTGCAGGAACTGATTAATTTCATTTTCGATAGCTATCGGACGGTCCGTGAGGGCTGTCTTTGGTACTGTGGTAACTCGGTTATGCGGTGATATATCAACGTCAGGCACGAACCATAATGTGCCGTAATCGTCGACGACCCCGCGGAAGCCCGCGGATCTAGCCCACCCTGGAAATTCTCGAAAGAAACTCCACAGAAAGGGTTTGAGCGAGGGAGTTGCAGTTGGTCTACCGCTTATTTTATGGTAGAACGAGACACGTTTGCTATCGTCTAAGCCCCTAGTAAGACCGGGGCCGAAACGGCTGGCGTCTAGCACCTCCTGAACGTTGAAGCATCCCAACCACTTCGCGATTTTCCGCTGCGCGGTCATTATGACGCGTTGCGCGTAATCGGTGTGTTTCCCGACTACGAAGCGACGGTTGGTAATGCGACATTGTTCCTCAGACTCAACCACTGACTTCAGTGCTTTCCCCTTACGATCATCCGCCGAACTTAGGCGGGAGAAAGGATACTTAGAGAGAAAAGCCCACACCTGTCTGTCCGCGAAGTACTGATACGGACATTCATAGCTAGTAGGATCAACATAGAGGTCTAGAATCGACTTTGGGTCGTTTCTCGACATAAGATCAACCTTTTTCGCTAAAGGCGTGTCGAAGCCTTTACATAACCTGCGAAGGAGACATAGAGCCTCATCATCGCCGAACTTGAAAGTTTTCGCAAACCTCTTCAGTTCGGGCCTGAGACGTGAAACATCGTCAGGCACTTTGGTTGCAAGCGCGATTTCGCGAACTTGCGGGTCAATGGGTAACCCCATAGCAATACCCCCTCAATTAAGTGGATGAGGCCGACGTAAGCCGGCCTTGAAGTTACTGCGACAGATTAAGATCGGAAATGTTTTCCGCCACCACGGTGGAGGCGTACAACGATTTGATCAACGCGAGGAATTCATCGCGTTCTGCTTCAGTTCCACCGATCGGGATGAGGGCTTCGCCAGCGAAACGGTACTCACGGAGTTTTGCTCCGGTCGCATCGTGAACTGGAAAGGTGACCTCTTGTTGCGCCCGAACCACGCTTCCGCGTGAAGAGGGAGTCACAGCCCGCAGTATGACACGTGCAGCTTGGGACCAGATGGTCTGTGCTGCGTCGCGCAGGGTAACGGTCAAGCCGTTGCCCGATTCACGGGTAAAGGTGCGGTCAGCATTTGCCGCATTCTTAAGGACGAGAGTAGCAATAATGCTCATTTGTACTTCCTTTCAAGTGAATTAACGACCGAAGACAGCATGAATTAAGGCTGCAGAGTCGAGAATCCTTTTTAAGTTAAGATTGATATCAATCTCAGGGGCTGGAACGCCCCCAGACCAAAACGAACGAGCGTACTTCCGAGACTCTACGGTGAACGAGGGTTCCAACCCCGTCCACTTTTGAGTTCCAGTCGCAGCCGGCGCTAGTCTTTGAGATGATAAACGTCTGGTCGAGAGGGTCGACACACCACCGTCTAGCACTTCGAGCCCGAGAAGGGCTGTCTGTGCATTCAGGTAGTCGCCTATTCCTACAAACCAATCTGCCACGAAGCTAAAAGGCACCAACTCCCAGGCTAACGCCAGAGGATTGGCGAGACCGAATTGCTCTAGTCTCATAAAGGTGCGGCTTTTACACCGAACCGTTAGCCAGGCCTTAGTTTCAGTACGTTCTAGCTGGAACACGTCACGTCCCGAGGCTGCAAGCCCAGGGCCATGCGTGAAAGCTGGACTAGACGTACCATAGCGTGTCACCGTTGAGGTTTCCCCCTTCGGTCCGCGGCATTGCACGCGCTGCTCCTCCGGTTTGTTGTACAGAACCGATGCTGCAGCTTCAGCAGCAGAAGCAACATCCCCTAGTAGGGGCATCCACCCATACCTATAAGCAAGCCAAGAATTTCTGGTCTTGCCGACTGGCGTGGTCATACCGAGCGCACTGGCAGCTTTTTTGAACTTACCCTTCCTGAAAGCTTTGTAAGCTTTAGAAAGTGTTTGCGCGGTAGAAGCAATCATGTCGATTACTTGGTCGCTTTCGGCGACAAAAAGAGCGAGGTTCCATTTCGCTTCACCTACTGCCTCTAAACAGCGGTTTTTAGCCGCGGTCGTAGAGATAATTGGGTGACTTTCGACATAAGTAACAGTATCTCCTGAGATCCATGGAAAACCAACGTAATTAATAAGAACACGCCACGGTGAAGTGGCATTGTTACGTTGCCATAAAGTCTCATTCAACGGTGTTAAGCCTACGAGCTTCGTTCGCACGTCTAAGTACCCAAGAGTCTTGGTATACGGACGTGTTTGCGTCGCCCAACTACGGTTGCGCTTGTCTCGCGACAAGTATGCTAAAGCTGAATCGTTCGTAACTGAGTAACCAGAGGCTCTGATAATTTTAAAGCCTCCGGACCTTTCGATACGATCGTAATTCTCAACTGGCATATAAACGCTCCCGCTGTAAGCTAGAACTTTAGCCCGGGGTACATCCCCAAGTAAGCAAGGACAGAGATACACATACCATGCAGTTAGCCTGGTACTTTGC